TGCCCACGCCGCAGACCAACTTGGAATTAGTGCAGACAGCACGACGACCATGCCTTTAGTGCCGATTCTTGATTATCCAAAACTGTTTGCGCCGATTGACATTGGGATTGTTCCACTGAACGATGTGCAATTCAATCACGCAAAGTCTTTCATCAAGGGACTTGAGTATGTGGCTGCTGGTGTGCCTTTTGTTTCGTCATGGTCTCCAGAATATGAATTCATGGCAAGTTATGGGGTTGGACGAGTTGCGCGGAATAAGAGCGAGTGGGATTACCACTTGAGCGAACTTATGGACCCAGCCATGCGCAAGGACGAAGTTGAAGAGAATCTTGAAAATGTTAAGAAACTATTCACCATGGAAAAGCGTGGTGCCGAGTGGAATCATGTGTACCGCTCAATCCTAGAAGGTGCGGAGAATGCATGACATTCCGTGGACCTTTGGAATAATCACTGTCTACGAAGATAAAAATAGGCTTCTAGAGATAGTCGAAAATATCCGCAGTCTTGGAGTGCCAGAGTACGAAATACTTTTAGTCGGTGGTGGCGATTCATCTGGAATTGAAGGGGATGACATCGTCAAGATTGACTTTGACGAGTCTGTAAAGCCAAGATGGATTACCCGCAAGAAGAACATTCTTGTTCAGAACGCAAGATATGAGAACATTGTTCTTATGCATGACTACCACATTTTTGATTCTAAGTGGTACGAAGAATTTAAGAAGTTTGGGACAGATTGGGACATATGTTCGTGTCCTCAGTACCTAATCAACGGCGCACGCAACCCAATGGACTGGTCGCTTTGGGACAAGCCTGGACATGGTAGGGCATGGTCTCTTGACTATAACGACTGGACACAAACGCAATACATGTATATCTCTGGTGGATTCTTTATGCTAAAAAAGCATGTGCTGCTAGAGGAGCCACTTGACGAGTCTCGCGGATGGAACGAAGAAGAAGATGTAGAGTGGTCAATGCGTGTACGGGATAAATATGTCATGAAGTGCAACGGTAAAAGTATCGTTCGCCACAACAAGTGGCACAGACATGCAGGACCAAACCCACATGAAAAGTAACTTCTTGGTTATCTTCGACCTAGACGGTGTTCTTATTGAATCCCGCGATGTCCACTATGACTCCCTAAATATCGCCCTCAGCAGGATTGACCCAAAGTATGTGATTTCCCGTGATGAGCATCTGTCAATGTACGACGGACTTGGAACAACTACAAAGTTAAAGATGTTGAGTCAAAACAAGGGACTTCCAGAGTCGAATCATCAGCAGGTCTGGGAAGACAAGCAAGAAGCAACGCTAAAAATTTTATCCGAGTTCCCAAAAAACTATGTCGCTATTGACATCATGCAGACCCTTAAAGAGCGCGGATGGAAAATTGCGGTAGCCAGCAATGCGATTCGGGATACGGTAATCACCGCGCTTGACGCTATCGGCGTTCTTAAATATGTGAGTTACATCATGAGCAACGAGGATGTAAAGCACCACAAGCCACACCCAGAGATGTACTGGCAGTGCATAGTCTCTTTGGATTCAAGTCCAGCAAATACTATTATCGTTGAGGATTCACATATTGGAAGGGAAGGCGCACTTAGTTCTGGCGCCAATCTTTTTGCAATCAAGAATGCTGACGACCTTAACAAAAACAGTTTGATGAAGTTCGTTGATGAAATTGAAACCCGTGGCAAAAAGCCAGTTGCTTGGAGGAACGAAAAGATGAATGTTTTGATACCAATGGCAGGCGCTGGCTCACGCTTTGCCCAGGCTGGGTACACATTCCCAAAGCCACTGATTGAGGTAAATGGCAAGCCAATGATTCAGGTAGTTGTTGACAACCTCAATGTTGACGCGCACTTTATCTTCTTAGTTCAAAAAGACCACTACGAGAAATACAACCTAAAGCAGGTCCTCAATCTCATAAAACCAGGATGCGACATCGTTCTAGTTGATGGAATGACGGAAGGGGCTGCCTGCACAACCCTGCTGGCTTCGCACCTCATCGATAATGACGCGCCACTGCTCATGGCAAACTCCGACCAAGTCGTTGAATGGGATAGCAATGAGTGCCTCTATGCGTTTGGTGCTGACGAAATTGACGGCGGAATCCTGACATTTAAGGCAACCCATCCAAAATGGTCATATGCAAAACTGGGCGATGATGGCTTCGTGTCAGAAGTGGCAGAGAAGAACCCAATCTCAGATAATGCCACCGTTGGAATCTATTACTGGAAGCACGGTTCTGACTATGTCAAATATGCAAACCAGATGATTGAAAAAGACATTAGAACAAATAATGAGTTCTATGTCTGTCCAGTATTCAATGAAGCGATTCAGGATGATAAAAAGATTAGGATTAAGGAAGTTCCCAAGATGTGGGGAATCGGAACACCTGAAGACCTGAACTACTACTTGGAGAACAACAAATGAGCAAGGACAAAGACGATTACTTGGGAATGCAGAATTCGTATTACGACGAATATGCAGCAAAGTGGTCACTTGATTTCAGGGACCCAGTAGTTGGCTCATACGATGCTCACAACAACTGGTCAGACTATGACAATTTCTTGTTCAAGGACTTTGATACAAATGGCCTTGTAGCACTTGAGTACGGATGTGGACCTGGAAGAAACCTGGTCAAGTTCTCAAATCGTTTTGCTCGGGTTGATGGGATAGATATTTCTCATGTGAATATTGGAAAGGCGCGTCTCAATGTCAAGGCAAATAACATTGCCGAGCCAAACCTATATGTAACTAGCGGAGACAATCTCTCTGCTATTGCCGACGATGTTTACGATGTGGTTTTTGCCGTAATCTGCTTCCAGCATATTTGCGTGCATAAAATTAGGTTTGATATCTTGAAGGATATCTACAGGGTTCTCAAGCCAGGCGGGAAGTTATGTTTCCAAATGGGTTATGGCGGGAAGGGCGAGATACCTACTGCTGGCTACTACGACAATAATTATGATGCTGGCAGCACGAACGGTCACTCAGATGTAAGTATCCAAGATGAGCAAACAGTATTTGACGACCTAGTTGGAAAAATAGGTTTCAAAAACTTTAAATTTGATATTAGGGAAACTGGTCCTGGCGATAATCATAAAAACTGGATTTGGGTTCAGGTTGAAAAATGATTTATATATCTCATCGTGGGAATCTTCAAGGTCCTAAACCAGAACTTGAAAACACGCCTGAATACATTGATGCTGCAATAAGTCAGGGATTTGATGTTGAGGTAGATGTTTGGGCAAACCAAGACGGTTTATTTCTTGGACACGACGGAGCACAACATCATATTGAGATTGGCTGGCTGCAAGAACGCTCACAGAAACTCTGGATTCATTGCAAGAACGATGTAGCACTTGGAATCTGCAAAGACGCTGGACTGCACTGTTTCTTCCACAACACGGATGACTACACAATTACCAGTTCTAGTTATGTATGGGCATTCCCAGGAAAGCCAATTGCATCGAATAAATGCATAATGGTGATGCCAGAAACTCACTCAGAAATAAGAACACTGGACCTTGGACAGCATGCTGGTGTGTGCTCTGACTATGTAAAGAAGTTAAAGATGCCGTACCTAAGAGAAGTCGATTATCAGATGCACTTTGTGATTGCGACTCCTCTTGTCGGTTGGAAGTGCGACGCAAAAGAACACTTGAACTGGATGTCTGATAGGGCTGAAATCATGCGTAGGTTTCCAAACGCAAAATGGTTCTCGGCTTTTGAACTTGACAACCGCGGTATTGAGCCGTTCGCTGAAGTGATTGACGCCCTCAAGGAAGTCAACGGAGACTACTGGACATACTCAATTAACGACATGCAAGCCAAGGTTGATTCAGGAAATAGATGGATTCGTATAGAAACTGGGCGCAATCTAATTCGTGAATTTGCGCAAAGAGTTCGTGTTACGAGCGGGCACCATTGGGGAGAAGACTGCACGGAACTAAACCACGGAGTTGTCAACTACCAGGCGATTCTTTATGTGGACTCAGACATATCGATGGACGCAAACATTATTGAAAAGATGCTTGAAGTAGATAGGCCTCTTGTTGGCGCAGATGTTCCCTCCTACGCCCTGTCTGGCCCGATTGTCTGTGAAGACCCAAGAATCGAAGAGCATTGGACCACCGCTGGAGCACTTCTGGTAAATGCGCCAGCCTTCTACGACCTTCCGTGGTCCCATAACTCGTACCTGAATCTCAGCGATGACCCAACTTTTCAGTCAATGGCAGAACGACTGAAGCGCAGAGAAGGTACTCAAAACCTAGATTCAACATACGGAATGACATGGGTACGCAAGGATATTCAGGCCCGTCATCATGGGGTTTTGGTTCCAGTAGAAAACAGGAACATAGCCGATAGGCAAATTTAGTCAGGCTATAAGAACTATCTTATAAAATAGTTTTATTGTATAGCGGGTATGAGACTGCGTAAAGGCTTCTGGATAGTTATACCTGCGCTTCTTTTGGCATTGTTTGGCCCAATCTCATCAG